CCTGCTTAGTGGCTTGGGCGATTTCCTGCCATAGTGGTATGGGCGATTCCTGCCTTAGTGGAATGGGCGATTCCTGCCATAGTGGAATGTGACTTGTCAGTTCAAAGTAACTGTCATTTTTATTACAACCGAATTTATTTTGACTTGAACTTCCTCAAAGTATAAATGAGAGTTTCATCCGCTAAAGGATTTTCTTAATATGTACCAGTTTACTGGTCCGGTCTACCGGTGAATACCCTTCTCGTGGAATGGTATTACCGAATTGCCGAGAACGTGATCTTGCTAGGTTAATGATGATACTAATAGCCTAGTATTGCTGTTCGAATATGAAGAACCCTATTTAGGGATGGCTTCTTCTCCAGCAGCCCTGGAAACTGCCATGTGTCAAACTACTCTGTCCCAATGGGTGTTGGGACGAACATGCTCCGGCATGGGAGTTTTTATTATCACCTGCTAATACCGAAATTGATACGAATCTTATCGGAGATTCGAAAAACACCGATACTAACAACATGTCTAATGCAACTGGAGTTATCGCAACGACCTCAGAAGTCGTTCAACATAACACTAGTGAACATGAAGAGACTCGTTTCACTGATGCCAATTTTGTCAAGAATGACCTTGCTGTTATTACCGACACCAATTTGGCTCACTTGGACGAGACGACAACGATAATCAAGTTCCTACAACGACCAACTGAAATTTGGAGTCTTGATATTACCGACCAAGCTATGCAAATGATGAAGCCTTTTCCTTCTCCAACTGGTTGGGCTCCTCGGCAACCGATTTCAACTTTTTACCTTCCTCGTGATTTCATGAAGGGTAGGAAATTAGATAAGTTGAACAATTACGAATGGTTCAAAGCTGACATGGTCATTCGTTTTATGGTCAATGTTAATCCTTTCGTTGCAGGCCGTTTGTGGGCTTGCTTCGTACCAATGGAACAGGACGTGTACGACGAATGCAAATGCCTGTATAAGAGCAGAGCAGCAGTCACTAGCTACCCTGGAGTAGAGATTGACTTGCAAAGCAATAATTCAGCGGAATTACGAGTCCCGTGGTGCTCCACCTATGATGCGCTAAGTTTGACGTTTCCCCAGGATCCAGATGCCACGGTCACGGGAGCTAACATTGGGAGAATCCATCTCTTCTCTATCTCTGATCTGTTGGCTGGCAATAACACCACGCGAGTGCCCATCGTGGCTTACGCCTGGTTTGAAAATATTGAGTTGAAAGGTCCAACCCCGAGGCTTGTTGATGTGGAATTTCAAGCCAAAGGTGAGACCAAAGGTCCAATTACAGAAGTAGCTTCTAAAATCGCCTCTGCAGGTGATTTTCTGTCGGAAGTACCAGTAATTGGTGGGGTCGCATCCGCCGTGAGCTGGGTTTCAAACCTAGTTGGCGGTGTGGCTTCTATTTTTGGTTGGAGTCGGCCCGTGAAGGGCTCGGCCTCAGACGCGGTCGTCAACATCCCTGGCCGTGGTTACACGAATTTTAAAGCGGAAGACAGCTCTGTCGTGCTTGGCATGGCATCTGATAATGCAATTGCAGAAACGCAGAACAATTTCTTACAAGAAGTTGATGAAATGGACATACAACACATTGCGGGTCGGCCGGCATTAGTTAGTACATTGCGTTGGGTAACCAATGCTATGGGCAAAGCGGTGCTGGCCAATCAGCCTGTTGGTCCTAGTTTGGACGACGTACGGAAGACGACTTGGACTATCGGGCCTAAACAATACGAAGTGTATGATATGAGTTTATTTGAAACTTTGTCGACTCAGTTCGCCTATTGGCGAGCTGATTTGCACTATAAGATTTCAATAACTCGTACTCCATTCCACGTTGGACGAGTCGAAGTTGTGTTCATCCCGGGTGCCATCGTTACCGACGATGAAATCCCAGCTCTGGACACGACCAACACGTGGCGACATGTTTTGGATATGACGGAACAGAATGAAGTTGAATTCGTAATTCCCTATATGCATAAGAACATCATGTGCAGAACTGGAAAAGATCCGACAATAGAAGGAAGGGTTAGCACGGGTCCCACGGGCTGTATAGGCTCATTGGTGGTGCGTGCTCTAACGCCCTTGTCTTGCCCCGACACAGTGTCTAATTTCGTACAAGTGAATGTGTGGAAATGGGCGACAAACGTCAGCTTCGCCTGTCCGCTTTCTATGGGACTTTCTGTCCCTCCTAAGCTGACGGTGTCTGAAGTTGAATTTCAATCGGAAGTCGAACCTGAATCTTCGGGTGACCATACAACGAAGACGATTCCTAAGATTTTGATCGAGGGCGTCGAGAAAATTGCCACCGTTGTTTTCCAGGGGGTTGTGGCCAACGAGCCCCTTGCAGCAAACACAATTGCCTTTGGTGAAGTCAATACTTCCAAAAACACGATCGATAGCGCTTGCCTAGTTGGAGGAGAGATGATAACCAACTTGCGACAAGCAACGCGCGCCCATAGGCGCTATGATTTGCAGATCACCGATGAATACCTGCTAAACACCAGCCCTGTGGGTAACATAGGTGGTTTTATCGGATTTTGTACGAATCTGTTCGCGTTTTATCGCGGCGGGCTTTCCTACAAACTAATTCCGAATACTGCCGACCAATGGTTGTCAAGGAAGTTCGTCACCACGCGCCTGTGCCAGGTGTATGCTGACGGCACCAGACAAACCGATGGACCAGAACACACTACTTTCACGGACTTAACACCTTTCCATGAAGTTCAAGTGCCGTTCTATATTACGTCGCGTAGAGGTTTGTGCAATTACAACGCCCCCTCTGCTGTGGCCGCTACGGAAGTAAGACTAGGCGTCTTAGTACGCACGAATAGTCCTGGAGGTCTCACTGCTCTCGTTGGAGCTAAAGACGACCTAACATATGGATTCTTATACGGCCCGCCCATCTACGGCCGTTTAATCTGATTGACTTCTTTTGATGTCGAAACCAATTAAGTTAATAAAAGTCAATCATGGACATGGGAGATGGTCCCATGCTTATATAAAATCCAAAAACATTTAGGTAGCGGATTCTGAATACGTCCTCGTAAATCCGTCGCGGTTTGGGATGCACGCAAGTGTAAGAAATCTATTTAAGAATCCAGCGTAGGTAATTTAGGTAGCAGAATGAATGAGTGCAATCAGTACCTAGACGAATGAATGGATGGTAGTGTCCTTCCTGAGAAATCAGGGACGGTGGTTGGGGACCGCCTAGTAAGCCCCCCTCCCATTGGTTAGACGGGACCTCTCGCTGCTCACTATTGTTCTAGTAAGGATCCTGTGGGAAAGTTGCACAAGTTCTCCGGAAGCGTATCGCGCCTAGGAGTCTCTCTCCTTCCAGCAATACCGCTTGCAGTTCGGCGTAAAGGACGGCCTGCAGAAGGGTTTCTTCGATGTGGAGTCGCATTGCGGCCACCCAGTTTCTCTCAATTCTCACTATGGCCACAACTAACTCAAATACGACCAAGCGATGCGGTAGCCCCGCCCCCAATTTTATGCGATGTGGTAGCCCCACCCAAATGCGATGCGGTAGCCCCGCCCCAGATTTTATGCGGTTCGAACACTTCGTTGCTATGCTCGACATGTCCAGCAGGCAACAACTCAAGTTTTCGAAAATGTCAGATATTCAGCGTACTTGTTATTTGTACGATCTAACTAGGATTGAACAATTGAAGCAATTAGTGTTAACCAGCCCATCTCCGGTTACACTTAAGCAAGTGAAACGCCACGTGCGTAAAGTGCGTTTCCAAAGTTTGGGTGATTATAACCCCTTGAAGATAGTGTCTAATTCCAACCAATTGTTGGAACAGACGAAGGAATTATTACACAAAGGCGGCGATAAGGCCATGAAACTTATCGAGGAAAGCCAGGTTGTCATTGACTCGCTCAAAGGCATTTTAAGTGGTTTCACCAATGTTATCGGCACCACCATCGTCGATGCGATGGTTAAGATAATTAAAGTTTTGGTGAATTTCGCCCTAGCCGCACCTGAGAGAAGGTTAGTCTCACTATTCTTCAATCTGTTAGCGGAATTTGGTTCTGAAATTTACTCAGAGATTAAGTGCTATTTAAATGTAACATCTACGATAGCAGTGGAAGTAGAAATGCAATCATTTAGTCTGGATTCCCTTGGCGACTTGACACAGTTTGTCGGTGAAAACCGCAATTTGTGTGCTGCAGGATTAGGGAGTTTAATAGCCACGACCCTTATGTGTGCTTTGGGCTTGCCCAAGGCCCAAGATTCGAGCTCGGTCCTCAAGTTTTTCGGGGAACGTTCACGGAATCTGAAGGGTGTTTTCGACTTAGCTCGTGTCGCCTTGCCGATGTTCACCGCAGTCGGCGACTATATCCTTAACGTCGCCTGCGGCGGGCTAGCTCAAGATAGCGAACTAGAAGATTTTCTCTCGGGCTACAATAAGTGGGCTAGCGAGGTCTATGAATTGGTTGAAAACACTACGGCCCCGCTGGCGGTTCGCCTGGAAAAAGACGAGAAACTGGTTTTTAAAGTCGACCGTCTCTTCAAAGAAGGCATGAGCTTTGCTAGCACTCTCACGACAAAAGGTTTGCGTTCGGAATGCACATTACACTTCCACCGCACTTTCAAGCTTATAGAAGAAGCAAGAAAGTTGTGTGATTACACTGGCGTATTCGGGAATCGACCCCGGATGCAACCTGTGGTGGTTATGTTGTTTGGTGAAAGTGGCGTCGGAAAATCTGGTATGGCTTGGGCTCTGGCAGTGGACTTGCATGTCGCTCTGTGCGACACTCTTGATGCTGCCCGAGCTTTCGCTGCCGAAATTTATTTTAGGAACTCAGAGCAGGTCTTCTGGGATGGTTATGCAGGTCAGAATATCGTCGTTTATGACGATTTTGGCCAGCGTGGCGATTCTCAGGCTGCACCTAATGAGGAGTTCATGGAGTTAATCCGCGCTTCTAATATGGCCCCTTATCCGCTCCACATGGCTAGCTTAGAGGAGAAGAAGCGGACTAAGTTCTGCTCAAAGGCCATTATTCTCACTAGTAATGTTCTGGAGCAGAACGTGAATTCGTTGACTTTTCCAGATGCATACCGCAGGCGTATAGACATTTGCGGCAAAATTTTGAACCGGCCCGAATTTACGAAGGACGGTACTAGTCTGCAAACCGGTAAGACCGTGAAGCGCCTAGATCCAACCAAGTGTGACGGCCCAGTCGATACTAAACCGTATCTAGTCCAACTTTATAACGCTGAGACGCAACAACCCATCAGCGGTAAGGACGGGAACCCTGTCATCATGGACTATGAAACTTTCATGATGGAATGTGTCACCATTATGAAGAAGTCACACAAGAGATCAATGGACGCTAATGTTGCTCTCGAAGATCGCATTACGCCGGCACGTTTCGCCAAATTGCACCCGGTGCATCTCCAGGCTGCATTTGAAGCCGAACCGGAAGAAGAGAAATTTGAGGACGCCTACTCGCCTATGACGTGGAAGGAATTTTGCGATGTTCTGCGCGTGAAAGTGCGCGAACAGTACACGAAGTACTTCACTCTCAAGAATGCTCTCATATTGGCAGCGCTCTCATTATCGGGATTCGGGTTGTGGAAATGGCTGCAACCGACGCGGAGGAAAATGAGATCGCACCATCGACAGAGCAGTACGCTCATGGAAGGTCACGTCTCTGGTGATAATAAAACTAGAGTGCAGAAAATGCTGGTCACTGAAGCTCATGTCTCGAACGACCTGCACACGCGCCAGAAACCTAGAATTCTAGTTGAAGGTGATGACGTGGCCGCGGAAGCCTTTGCGTCGGGAGACGTGCGCTCTAACAAAATGCCACGAACAATTGTCGAAGCTCGTTCGTCCTCGGACAACGTGACGACTAAAGCACGCATGGTCCTAGTTGAGAACGCTCCGCAGGCTGTGGAACTAGAAGCCTGGAAAGATGCGACGGCCCAAGATTTGATTTCTCATCGTATCTTGAGCAATTTGTATAAAATACACCGACGTCGAAATCAAGATGTCATCACGGTATTGAATGGACTGTTCGTGCGAGACACGGTCATGTTGGCCCCCAAGCATTTACTGGATAGTTTTGCGAACGGTGATGATGTCATTCTGGAAAACATCTTTGGCACGATTTATGAACAACCATGGAGTTGTGTCAAGGTGAGTGAGATAACGGCTAGCAACGGTTACGATAAGGACGCTATCTTGCTACAGTTCCCACGCCAAGTCCAAGCCCATACGGATATCGTAAAACATTTCCAGACGATGCCAGAGACCAGCGTTCGTCGGGCCGACGTGTGTCTCCCGACTTTGCGTAGCGTCTCAGGTAAGAACATAGTCACGATTCTTGGGAATACTCGAGCTGCAACGGAGCCCATGAGTTTACAATCGGGAGAAAAGATCCTCCACATTCGAGATTGTCTTTCCTACCAGCTGAATACGACAGGTGGCGATTGTGGCGCTCCAGTGATATGTAATGAAAACAGCATGTCTAGGAAGATCGCGGGCATTCATATCGCCGGGGATAAGTCCGGTGCCATGGCCTATGGTCAATCCGTCACTCAAGCAGATTTAAATAGGGCTTTGGTCACGTTCAGAGACGTTATTACCACGGATTTGGACTTATTGCCCAATTTTACTCGCGCTAGCGTTGATCTTCAGTTCAATACGAACATCTCTGAAGAGGAAATCATGAACTTACTAGACATGCCGGCGCCATTGTTTGGTTTTGTGGGCGTGTGTTCGCGACCTCCTTATGCCATGAACAGGACCGATATTATACCATCGGTCATGCATGGCATGATTCATGAACCCACCACGAAACCGTGCTTCCTACGTCACCCGCACGTGAATATAATGGCCAAGAATATAGCAAAGTGCTCCATTAACACCCCGTATATCCCGGAAGGAGAGGTCAGTCAGGCCGTTACCGAGGTAAAATCATTGCTCCTGAGTGGACGAGACACGCGGCTGGCTCGAGTGCTAACTTTCGAGGAAGCAATCGCCGGTAGCG